CCCGTTCTTCTGTATTCCGCCCACTTATCGTACTGCTTCGTCTTTACGAGGAAAGAGAAGCACGAGCATTTTAATTCAATCTCCCTGCGTTCGCTCCATCTTGTCCATTCGAGAAGTTTTTTCGTAAACTCCAATTCCTTTTCAAGCTTTGCGATTTTCCGCTTGTCGGCTGCGCTTGATTTTACAACCTTTGGCGCAATCTCGTTCACCTTGTGAAAGACTTCACGGTACACATCAAATACGGGGCGAACTTTGCGGGCGATGAAGTATTCTAAGCAGGAGACGGAGAGGTAGTATTCTATTGATGGTCTGCCGCATTTTGAGTTTTCGCCATTTTGGGCTAAAAATTGATAATCAACACTTTCTATAAAATTTTCCTTTAAAGCTCGCACTGCTTTTTCTTTTGCAGAATAGCACAGCATCCAGCAACTATCAAGGTTAACGGGATAGGGAATATCCAGTTTTGAAAGTTCCAAAATGGCTTTAAAATAACGTTTGATTTCTTCGGTTGAAGAAGATAAGGATAGAGTTGTTGCTTTCTCGTTAGCAACTAACGTAGATTGTGGGGTACATATTATTCGCCCATTCTCTAATTCTAAGTTTCTTGGCATTGTAGTTAGAATTTGAGTTATAGATATAAAGAAAGCTGTTCGCCCTCTGTTTTCCGCCAAGAAACACTACATCAGTGAATGAAGTAGCCTACAAGAGTAGCGAACAGCCTTTTATCTTTGCAGATATAAGCAGTCAAATGGATATAAAAAATCCACCTCAATCACTAATATGTAAATGTTTTCTTGGCGGGAAAACGTTGCAAAGATACACACTCAAATCAAAATGCCAAAGGAAAACGCCAAATAATTATAGTTCCCGTGAACAAACCCAATCATTCACGGGATTTCTTAACTTTGTGTCGTCAATTCAAAAATTAAGAATAATGAAAACTAAAGAATTTTACATCGAAAAAGCAAAAGAGCTTATTGAAAAGGCAAAATTAGTCAAAGGAGAATATGATGAAAACGATATTTTTAGCTATCCTGAAATGAAAGACCTTTCAAGAGAACTTATCCACCTTATATACTCTTATGACAAGACGCTTCCGCTATTGGATGAAGCAAAAGAACTTATGGAACTTTCTTTTTCGGGAATTTCATTTGATAATCATAAGTGTAAAGTTGACTTCCAAAAGTATCACACTATTTGTAAATATTTCATTCATTACATTGAGGAGCTTGCACCGGAGCGAGCGGTGCATTCTTAATTCCGTCTATGCAATTAATAAATCTGTCAGAAACAGAATTGTTTGTCAATAATTCTACGCTGTCAATAAACGATTGCCTTATTTTATCGGGGAGTGTTTTCAATGCTTCCCGATTTTTAATAGGCATTCCCACTATAGAGAGTGAAAAGGTTGATTTATCAATAATATTATTCCCTTCTTCTGGGATGTTGATTTTTATTTCTATTTCCATAACACTTGTATTTTTATTTTTCATTAAACATTACATTTCTTTCAAATAGTCTGTTACCACTTCTATAAACTCATCAAGTGACCGAACAACGACATATTTGGCGCCGATACTCTCAAACTCCTTCTGATAGGCTTTCTGATTCTCCGACTGCCTGCCTGTTTTAGTCTTTAATTCTACCCCACAGAAAGGATAAAACTTATTCGGTATAAGAAGTATCAAATCGGGGAATCCTGCACGAACGCCCATCTGCTTGAACTTTGCAGCTTCAATGGAATTACGTTTTCCGCCATTTGGAGAGTGATGGAGAGTTAGTCTATATTTGGGATATGTGTAATCAAACCACTTCACGCAAGCTTTTTGGAGTTTGTCTTCTAAATGTCTCATGCAAATTATGGTAGTTTTAATTTTATTTCATTGATAAGTTCTTCATTGGATATGCAATAGCCTACATTAACTATGTCGCATAAATGCCTTTTCAAATCGGTCGGATTGTTAAATTCAATTTGAAGTAAGGATGCTGTTTCGTAAACAACAAACTCTCTGTCCTCAAGCTCTTTAATTAACTCTTCGTCTGACAATTTTTCAAGAATATCATCTATATAATCTTCCATGTCAAATTCCACCTCTGCTGTAACTGTAACATAATTGCTCATATATGTTTGATTTTAAGTTCCACATCCACCGGCTTATCTTTCATCATGGAGAAAGCATCAAGTATCTTCTCCTTAGTCAACTGGATAGGTCGGGTCATTATTTCACTTTCTATGTTTTCCAACGGTATCTTCTTTCCGTCATAAGTAATAAGAACCGCAGAAGTTATTACGTAAGGACTCATGTCTTGTATTGTTTCTTTATCTGCCTTGCAATCTTCTTGTTCAACTTACTTAGACGCTCTGCCTGCTTGTTGTCACCTCCAAAATTATGAATGTCTGACTTTCGGTCTGCGATAAGTTTCTGAATGATTGCACCTTCGGATTTGGTTATTGTAAGTTTCATAATGAGTTGTAGTTAGTGGGGAAGTTCCGAATCGAACAGAACGCGTTATTTTGCTGGATGGTAAAGGATAATAAACTAATGAATAACTAATACTAATTTTAAAACAAAATAATTGGCAATCAAAAAGAATAACCGCCCAATACGTTCAACGCTACCATATTCCCCATTTTCTCGTCAGTCCCCGTATACAGTGCCATTGGCGTAACCCTGGTTGGGCTTGGCGAGATTGTATGGATAAAATCATTCCCAAAAAGACCTTCACAGGCTATTGCTCCCGGATAGGCGGTCAAGCCACACCGGGATAGTTAACTGTTAGCTGAAATTAAATCACTTAACCCGAACCTTTCACGGGACTTCTGCGTGAGCAGAGGGCTTTCGGTTAATTATATTAAGTCTAAAATCTTTGTCTTTGCAATAGCGTCCAGCTTCATGTCTTGAAGCCCCTGTTTCATGTATTCCGCCGCCTTTCTGTTGGCATCGTCCATGTCTTTTGCTGCTATTAGAACATAATATTTGTTCTCTTTTTCTTTCCCGTTTTCGTCTACGAAAATCTCAACAAGAGTGACCTTATAAAAGAACTCATCTTCCTGTTTCTCATTGACAATCTCACGTATCTTACTTCGGCTGATTGCGAAAACATCACACTCACCGTTGTATAGCTCATTGCCTTTCAATTCCACATGACCGAAAAGCTCATCATCGGTTATGTAATGTTCGGTGACTTCCTTTTCATCGCCTTTCTCGTTAACCTTGTTTGCTTTTAGCTTAAATTCGTACAGCATGATATTATATGTTTATAGGTTACACATCAGAACGGAAGGTCGTCTTCCCCGTCAGTCTGTAGGGATGGTGCATCCACCGTAGCCGCAGCATTTCCGGAACCCTCAAGCTCATAAGGCTTGAAGTTTCCCAGGTAAACTTTTGACTTGGCTTCTGCTTCTGCCTTGTTCTCATCCTTATACTGCTTTGATAAGTATTGTTTGCAGTAATGGGTATTGCCGTATTGGCTCGGCTCTCTACGCTCATTAATATTAACGTTAAGATAGACGGCTTTTGCTTTCAGGTTCTCGTCCATACTTACATAAAGGTCGTTTTCTTCTATCGGAATGACAACGCATTTCTTATTCTTGATTGTTGCTATGCCCGCTTTTTCGAGCTTTAGCAAATTTACGCTTCCGGTTAAATTCATTTTTTATTCAGTATTTGATTAATGATTTTGTTTGCTTCGGTTATCCGTCTCTCAAATTCAGCGATTACGGCATCGTCCCTTGTTATCTCTACAATGTGAATGTTATGTTTCAGGAAAGGGCAGAAAACGACAAAATCAGCTTTGCTCAATCCTGTACAGGACATCTCCGCTTGTACTTGGTAGAAGTATAGAGGATTTACTGATTTAAGCGTATCGTTATCCTTAACCTCATTCATATACTCCATGAACTTTTTAGGAGTTGGGCATTTTATTTCCACCACCTTTCTTAAGCCGTCTTTAATCGCTATGCGGTCGGGAGAAGCGGAGAAGTAAGGTATTGTAGGGTGCTGTATACTTTCGCACTCTTCAAGTTCGCATCTTGTGACAAGCTGGTAACGTTCGGCGGCAAAATCTTCATTTTCGTGTCCGAACTCTATAAACTTGTTGTTGATGTTTACCTGGTTTTGGTATATCTCAAACAGATAATCATCTTCAATATACTTAGGGAGTAGGTTTCTTTCTGCTGCGACTTCATACATGTATGAAAGGGCTGTCTTCCCAAACAGCTCCCCTTTCTTTCCGCTTGTCATTAAGTCCCCGATGCGACTTCCCGTAAAGTTCCCCAGGCGTTGGCGAAGCCATCCAAAACTACCCTGTTCAATCATTTTGTCTCAGTATTAAATAATTCGCCTGTATTTTCATCGACAACTTCCGCTTCCTGCAAAGCCTCTTTCATTGCATTGCGTCTGGCTTCCTCATTGTCGGGATTATCATTGTACGACACTTCGGCTTCGTCTATGTCGGTTTCTGCCAGATTATCCTTTATAATAGCCTGGTCGAATGTTTGGGCACGTTGCATTTCAATACTTAAGATACCAAACTTAGAAAGTAGCATTTTTAAAACTGTCTTCTTTGCCATAGAGTCAAAGTCGGTAGACCATATGCCTGTGCCGCGTTTATACGTTTGTGAAAACTTCCTTCCGTGTTTTTCACAATCTTCCTTGCTCATATAGAGAAATTTCTCAAAACCGTTGATGAGACTGAAATAAGCCATATAGCCTACTATCTTATCAGAAGAGCGTTCTCCAAATTCATATTCTCCGGTAAATCGGTTCGACTTCTTTATCTCCCCCTCATATATCTCATTTACGTTTATTGTCTTATATTGACCGCTACGCATAGCAAGTTGAACAAAACCTCTCCAGCCCATTTGAAATTGCGCTTGATTGCCGTAAGGAACAACGTAAGCAAATCCAAGATTGGGATTGATAGGTAAATCTAAAGTAGCTGCTACCACAGCGGCATTCATGATAGACTGTGGTTCTGCCTTTTGAAGCAATGTATTGCTATTGGCAACCGCTACTATCGAACTGATAAATCCCGGCGCTTTCTTTCCGAGAATTTCTTTGAAACGTGCTTTCACATTGTCATTCGCAAGCATTGATTTAAGCTGCGGGATTGTCGTTATTGTACTCATTATAAATGTTTTTTAGTTTAACAATATCTTGGTAGCCCTTGACTAACGCAAAGAAACATCCTTTCGTCTTCGAATTCGTCAGGTGTATAATCATATTGATTACATTCGAGTTCTGCGCGCAACTCCTCAATGTCTTCCTCTATAAGCTGAATGATTTCTTCTTTTGAAGAATACCCATACTTGGGAAGATAGTCCAAATCGCAAGCTTTGACTTCGTTCAGCTCCTTGTACAGTTCTTCAAGTCCATTTTCCATTGTATTGTGTTTTTAAACCGCCCGTACAAGGTTAAAGGGAAGCGGTGCGCACTTCGCTTCTCTCACGGCTTTTAGTACGGTAATAGCTCTGACCTTTTCTGCGGCTGAATTTGGTTATTTATATCTCCATTTATAAGAACCGGCTGATGTTCTTTCCCCTCTTGCGCATGCTGCTATAGTTCCTTGATTTATTTTAGTAACTCTGGAAGCCTCTCTTGTGCTTCCGTATTCTTGAATTGGCACTCCTGTTAAACTATATTGTATTATAACTTTAGATGAATGATTTAGACTGCCGAATCTGCCTAAATTAGGAGTTTTTTTTAACCCAATTCTATATGCGTGTTTTTGATTATCAGAGGAAGAACACCATTACACATTTTCTACTAAGACTAATATTTAAATAAAGAGAACAACTATTAGGCTTTAAAATTTTACTATGAACATGTCTTACTCCATTTATATGGTTTACATATCTGCTCACAGATTTTACTCTACCTAAACTGGATATTTGATATATCCCTTCATATCCAATTATATCTTTCCAAATTTCTTGTTCCATAATTTATTTTTAAGAGGAAGGAGACAAGGGCAGACGACCTTTGTATGCTTATCCTATCTGGATGTCTTTCCAAATGTCAATAAATTGTTTTGCCGAATATTCCGCAAGTTCGCGTGTTTTATAACAAAGGCGAGACCCGCTACCCGCATCCGCAGACGCAGCACCGTAAGACGAAACGAAGAAAGCGAAAGAGGAAGGAGACATAATGAAATAGGGATAATACTTGTTCTCATCCGAGTTATCCCAATCTGCTTTCCAGCCTTCATTCAGAGCTTCCGTAATAACTTCCATTTTATATAACGCAATGAAATGCCTGCGCATGTCTTTGGGTAAATCTGAAAAATCAGGGACACCTTTTCTTCCTGTTTCTTCCATTGCGTCTTCAAACGTTTTGATTCTATCCATTACGTTTTGATTGGCAAATATTTCTTTGCCGTATAGATTTTCAAGCATCTGCTTTCCTTTATTGTCCGCTTCTCTCCAAGCCTTTAAAGCGTTCTTTTTATCTACATTTAAAGTCATAATTGTAAGTTTATAGGGTTATAGAATAAATTGTTTCCACAAATCAATGAATTGCTTCCCGCAATAATTGGAAAGCTTTTCGCTTTTCAAACAAAGGCGAGACCCGCTACCCGCAGCCGCAGACGCATCATCGTAATCCGAATCGTCGAAAGCGAAAGAGGAAGGAGACCCATTAAGCTTGAACCACGGATACCAACGTTTCACGTTAGCATCGCATACATTAAGTTTCTGACCTCCATTTAGAGCTTCCGTAACGATAGCCAGCTTTTGATAAGCAATATCGTGTTCCGTCAAGCCTAACTCCAATAGCTTTTTCTCATCGAGTGGTTCCCTTCCCAACTCGTGGCAAGCATCAAGGTAGGTTTTCACTCTTTCTGTAACGTCTTGTGAAAAGAAATCCTTTCCAAAAGATTCTTCCAATACTGTTTTTAATTCTTTTGAACCGCTCCGATATAGTTCACGGGCTTTTTGTTCACTTAATTGTAATGTTTTCATATGATTGTTATTAATTGGTTTCAAGAAAAACCGGACTATCTTCACAGACCGCCCGGCTACGACTAAACAAATACTTCATCTGTAGTGAAGATGTTGCGACACCCGGGCTCGAACCGGGACGAGTTGTCAAGCTCCACACATCTAAGGTTTGACATTCCTATCATAGAGTGCTGCGTCTACCATTCCGCCATGTCGCAGTGTTTCCCGACCAGCACGTGGACGGGACTGTTTATATTAAAAATTTATCATGAATTATTCACCCTCACGGGCTTTTGCTAATGTTTTAAGATACAAGAAATACAGCAGGATAGTTTCTTTTTGAATATTGCTTTGTTTTCTCTTTAATATAATTCAACATTTTATCAACTTCTGTCTCTGTTTTGTATATAGTAGAAGCCTCACGAATAACATGAATATCTAACTCACTCAAACGAAACCACTCTCCATCTACTCTTTTTTTGTCAAATAGATTATGCAATTCAGATTCAATGTCAAAACAGATTTCTATATCACATGAGATTAAGGGGTTTGATACCCTCATTTGCATCATCCTTTTTCCCACATTATAAGACCTGCCTATCTTTCTAAGACCTTCTATTTCATTTGTTATATATGTGTGAAATAAAGAAGTCCTTTTCTTATTATACATTGAATAATCATTTAAAGCAAGCGATTTATTGCCACATTTATTTTCCACAAGACCTCTTTTTTCTCTCCATTCGTCAGTCATACATAGTGAAAATGCACTTAAACTAAAATCATTCGATATGTATAATGCAAAATCTACAAAAACAAAGTATGGCATATATGTTATCCCGTTTTCTTTAGATATAAAATCTACATAAATAGATTGTTCTATATATTCATCAATATCCGAATCGCAATCAGAGTTACCATTAATACTATGAAGATAGCTATTAGCGTCAAAAAATCCGTCTGATGTACGTTGTATTACACTATATTGTCCGATATAGCGCACCATTTCTTGATTTGTTTTCATATCATAAATTTTAGATATTACTCAATAAAAGAACTTCTCTCCCTTTTTTCGGAAAGTGAGGTAGCCCGATAAAAGGCTACCCAGCACGATAAGTATTTCAATCATGGCTTTACGGTTTGATTATACCCGTTCTTCTGTATTCCGCCCACTTATCGTACTGCTTCGTCTTTACGAGGAAAGAGAAGCACGAGCATTTTAATTCAATCTCCCTGCGTTCGCTCCATCTTGTCCATTCGAGAAGTTTTTTCGTAAACTCCAATTCCTTTTCAAGCTTTGCGATTTTCCGCTTGTCGGCTGCGCTTGATTTTACAACCTTTGGCGCAATCTCGTTCACCTTGTGAAAGACTTCACGGTACACGTCAAATACGGGGCGAACCTTGCGGGCGATGAAGAACTCCATACAGGGTAGGGAAAGGTAACAATCGTATTTTATTCCGTTTACTAAGTTATTGGTATTTATGACCTTATTCTTTTGCATAAGGTAAAAATCAATACCTTCAATAAATGATTTTTTAAGTTCAACAAAGGCATTCCCTTTGGTGGTATATGCAAGTGCCCACACCACATCAAGATTTATCGGAAATTCTTCTTTTGATTTTGACAATTCAAGTACCGCCATGAAGTAGCGTTTGATTTCGTCGGTGGTACTTAGTAGAGATAATAATACAGTTTTCGCACTGTTAGGCGCAGATGTAATAAGGGTACTATTGTTCGCCTTAACTCTGATACTCCCTGTCTTTGGCATTTTAGGATGAGCTTTGAGTTAATATAAAAAAGGCTGTCGCCTCCAAGTCTCGCCAAAGACAGTACACATAATCGAGTTATGAGCATCCTAATGGAGTGACAGCCTTATATCTTTGCATATAATGCTTTCAAACGAACATAAAATATGCTCATTAACTACAATTATATTTACTCATCTTTGGCGAAGACACTGCAAAGATATACCCAAATTCTGAAATGCCAAAAAAAATCTGACCTATTTTCCCAAACTGGGCAGATAAAAACCTAAACAAGTATTCATCTACATGAATTCGTTCCCGTGAGCGTTCCGATGGTTGCCTTACTACTCTCAAACATCTATTGAGAGCCACGGGATTATATATAATAAGCGTGTACGGGCGCCTTTCATTACCGCCGCATACTTTATACCGATTTAAGACTGTATCGGACGCTTATGTTGTCTTTATGACCTTTGTCTCTTGCGATACGGGCGCCCAAACCGAATACTCTCTACCGTAGGACATTTCGGTGCGAAGAGACAATCACGATAACCAAGCCTATACGGAGTCCCCGCGTTTCCGCTATCCGTAATCCTCGGTTATATTGAAATAAGTCTAAATATCAGATACCTAAACCTTATTTCACATTCAATATGTCAAAGAACTATGTATTTTGCTCCCTCTGCACGACTCGAACGTGCGACCTTCGCTAACCGGAAATTACCGGATACTAAACCTTCGAACAAGTAACCATAGCGATGCTCTGCCTGGCTGAGCTAAGAGGAAGGAGCGTTGTTCACACAACGCGGTTTTAATAGTCAAGACTGTCGTAATACTGCTTGTTACTCATATACTCGGATACTACCGCCGACCGTGAGCTGTCGTTTATCCGACTTCTGATGAAGTCGTACTTATCGGAACTCATGCCGGATAATACATCATCGTTGTATTCTACACGGCTGCTGTATATACATCCCGCCATTATTGCTATTATTAGAGCAATCCGAAGAAGCAGGGAAGTAATTCTGTTTAAGCTATAGGGTTTCATCTTTCCAAATATTTAATCAATGCCGATTTCTTAAATCGAAGAAGTCTACCGTTTTTTGTATGAGGAATATTAGATATATTGTTATACAAAGTACCAACACTACACCCAAGAATATTAGCAGCCTCTCCTACCCCAACCCATTCATCCGAACATTCAATCACTGTTTCCTCTACAATCCTTTTCACATCCTTGCGCATAAGTTTGTACAGTTCTTCTGCTAATATTCTTGCTTCTGTGCGAGTCATAACTTTTTAACGGCTGTAATTGTAATTTCCCATGTTTTCGTATTAATAGACACCTTATACCTCTCTACATCCGGTCTTGGGTCTGCTAATGCGGCTCTATAAGCAACAGCTCTCGCCGAATCGCAAGCTCTGTAATCACTTAGACGTACAGTAAGCGAAGTCCCTGGTTTAATCTTCAAAATATCTTCTCTTGTTATTTTCATATTATCTATTATATAAATTTTCTCACTTTATTTGTTTTTTCATAGAAAATAGCTATATTCGCCGACATAAAAACAAATACAAGCGGCTTTTATGGTTGCTTCTATTTTTTATGTCTTGTTGTTGTCGTTCTTTCGTTCTAACAACGACGCAAAGATACAGTAAAATACTGTATTAACAATACCAATACAGTAAATAAATGTATGTTATAAAACATGTTTTGCGTATATATTTGATTATTAAATAGATATAGAAAAGCTTCTGAAATTTAAAAACTTCATATTAGAGCTTGCTGATGAGAAACAAATGATTGATTGTTCTCTTGTTGGTAAGGAAGGTTTTCAGTATTGGAAATATGTCTTTGATGTAGTTGAATCAGATGGATATGTAACTGATAGATATAATGTATGTGGAGCTATAAGCCCGGAACTAACAGAAAAAGGAAGAATATTCTTTGACTTAGGAGGATATAGCGGAGAAAAAAAGAGAGAAACAAAAGAAAAAGCTATTGATATGGTAAAATCAATAGCCATAGAAACATTAAAGGATGTGGTCAAGCATTTTGCTGTCAGAGGAATACTCGGTAATCAAATGACTATGTAATTTGCACCATTCGCTCTTAGACAAATCAAACCGCTTATCAAGTTCTGATTGTAAAAAGCGACCAAACTCTGCTGCCCTTCTTCTTAGGTCAAGCCATTCTCTCTCATACTGAAGATAGCATTCATCTTTAATAGGTGTGCCGTCTGCTTTGAATTGAATTTTTTTATTAATCATAATTCGTTCTTTGAAATGTTGTACAATCGGTTAATTGATAATATAATTTTATGGATAAAAATTTGATTTTGATGTGCAAATCTGCTACCGAATACATTATTAGGAACAAAAGCATTTCCCAAAAGAAGTGCGAAGAATTATTTAGTAGTAGTGGTACAGTAGTTTTTGAGAAGCTAAAAAGTTTAGGAGCAGGCAAAAATATTGGATATGGAGATTTGCAAGTCACCCAAGAAGCCAAACGGCTTATTGATACTAAACACTTTGACAACCTAATAGAACAGATTGAGAGAGATGAATATGATAGGAACTTGTCAAATAAAAGCAAGAAAGCCACCATAAAATCCGTTCGTATAGCAAAAATAGCTTTGATTTTGTCTATATTTTCGATGACCGGGTGGCCGCAAATGTTTTTTAAATGGCTATGGTCTATCATTCTTAAATCCGTTTATTAGCTTATTTGCAAACTCATGAATAAAGTCTTTTGTATTTAAGAGATTTTTTTTGAACTCATCGTGAAAAACTTTTTCCCCGTTTAAAAATATATCTCTTGAATACAAATCAGAATCTTCATCTACTGACATTATAATTTCAATCTTTGTTATTTTCTTCATAATATGTAGTTATTATTTAATCAAGTAATTATTATACTTTATGTTAACTTACAAATTACCAGGTTTGAAGGAAACGTTGATTTTTGAGTGAATCATCCCCTTACCCGTAGAGAGCGTTTTTTCTCTCTAACGGTTCAGGGATAATTCGATGGCAAATTACCAGTATAAGTTAGGTATCGACCCCATCGGCTCTGAATTGGGTGCTTCCAATCTCGGCTTTCAGCTTTTACAGAGTTGGTTATCTCGTAACCTGCACCTGCGCACCAGTCTGCTTATTTCAATCGACTGCCTTCTTTCGTGCATCCCCTCACGGGCTTTCACCGTGAAGCTTCGGAAGGTTGTTTTAAATCTGTTATTGGTCGAACGTATTTTCCCCGATAGCCCTCCGCAGTAGCTCGTAAAGCGGAAACAATAACCGATTGTACTTTATAAAATAAAAAATCCGTTGCTAAAGTAGAGAGGCAACGGATTTCCATATAGAAAAGCCCACGTTAGGGCGATTGTTTAATCATGTGTCTGTTGCCTCTCTACTTGCAACGGGTGCAAAGATACAGTATTTTACTGTATCTCCAAATAAATACAGTATTATTATGATGAACAGTAGGGAAATATTAGAGTTTATCACTGATAATGAGAAAGTGACTCTTTCTAAGTTATCTCAGTTGATGGGGATTAAGAGGGCACAGCCATTGTATGATATTCGTGATGGGAAAATAAAAGCCATAAGTGCTAATTATGCGGATAAAATATTATCAGTATTTCCTGAATATAGCCGGGTGTGGCTTATTACAGGAGAAGGACAACCTTTTTCTAAAAATGAGAACGAAGAAAATATTGGTGAAAGTATCATCGTGGCTGCAAGTGAACGCTTTTTAGAGGTTATGGAGTGCTTAAAGATTAGTCCATATTTGCTTGAAAAAGATTGTGGCGTGAAAAATGCACAAGCTAAAATATCCCATTACAAAAAAGGGGTTACTAAGGCTATATCTGGTGATATAATAGCTCAGCTTTGCGAAGCATACCCCCAAGTCAACGCCAACTACATCCTCACCGGCAAAGGACCTATGTTCATAGAAGATGAAGATAGCGGTTCGAGTCAGCAGGACACAGATTCCGTGTCTCTCTCTTACGATGAGCTGTCAAGGCTGTATGAAACAACCGTTTCAAGATACGAAAGGCTTTTTGGTAAACTGAAAAAACAGTTTAACGAGCTTGAACAGACTATTGCGAAAGCAAGAGACGAACTTGAACAAGCGCTTTTAGACGTAAAAAATGTATTGGAAGAAAAAAAGACAGCTTAAGAACAACCCCTATTTTGTAGGGGCGGTTCTTACTTATTTTTAAAATCCGGTAACTTTTGAATGTAATATATTCATTTTATAAACCGGATGTTTATGGTACAGTTCAGATTTATGCGTTTCAAAGTCTTTTTCCAATACGGAAATTCTTTCGTGGGCCAATTCAAGGTCCTCGGATAGTCGTAGTAATTGTTGCGTAAGAATTTTAATTTGCTTCATCATACAGAGCGCAGAAAGGTTAACTTCTTCCATGATATTACTTTGTTTATTAAAAATGATAGTTTGTATAACATATAACATCATTGTTCAATAAATGTTTTGAATATTCATATGTTATTAAGCATGTTTTTGTGAAATAAAATTATTACTAAATATTTAATGAAAAAAAATACAGAACAAAACGAAAGGGCGATAGACAGGCTAAAGGCATTTGCTCACTATGCAAGGTATGAACTGAAAATTGTAAAAGGATATAGCTCCTTTGAAGTATACTGTAATATAGGAAATGGATATATCAGTAATTCGGATAAAAGTGGAAAAGGCAGAGGAACGATAGGAAGTGATATAATATCCCGGATTTCCGAAGCATTCCCTATGCTTAATGTTAAGTGGCTATGTTCTGGGAAAGGCAATATGATAGATGATGCCTGGAAATACGAAGAACAGATTAGCAAAATAAAAAAGATACTATTGTGATACCATGCAGTAATAAACCTATATAACAATGTGATAATCAAATAAATAAGTTTTATAACACAATCCCAAGCGAATCACAGCAAGGGATTACAGAAATGTAACCCCTTTTTTCTTATTATCAGCATATTATGTAATTATCAATGATTTATACGAACAAACGCGGTTCTATATTTGTTTCATTTTAGTTCACTATATTTCATTGTATTTCATGAAATGTGCAACAAATGTGATACCCTTGTGTGATACCAAATCTTTTAAATTATGAAGTACCCAACAGTAAGATTTGTGTTTGACCGGAAACACACAGCAAGCAAGACAACAAAAGGAACCGTTCAGATAGAAATATTATTTGAACGGAAAAGGAAATGGATTAGTACAGGCGTTAGGCTATATTCCGACCAATGGAGTGAAAAAAACAAAGTCAAGAATACAGTTCAGTCCATAGATCTGAACGAAAGACTCGATGCACAGATACAGAATATAAACGAATTTATCAACTCCCTTATAAAGAATAAGGAGCCCTTTAACTTTGAAAAGCTGGAGCATTTCCTAAAGTATTCACAGCAGAAAGAGAGTTTTCTTGACTTCATAAAGCGCCGGGTAAGCGAAAGAACAGATTTAAGAAAGGGGACTTTAAACACCCATGCTACATTAATAAACTCTCTGGAAGAATTTGGTAGAATCGTTTATTTTTCCGACATAACAACGGCCAACATAATGTATTATGATGATTTCCTACATAAGAAATACAATAAACAGACCACCGTTCATGGCTATCACAAACGCTTGAAAAGATATATAAACGAAGCTATTAAATATGAGTTGTTAAAAGACAACCCATATAATAGACTCAAATTTGACCGTGGGAAAAGCGAAGGAATAAAATACCTTACCATGGACCAAATAAAGCAAATACAGAACTTAGAAATAACATCAGAAAGCATTAGTAAGGTTAGGGACTTATTTGTCTTCCAATGCTTCACCGGTCTGTCTTATGCAGATTTATCCAAATTCGATTTCTGCGGAGTAATCAAGAAAGGAAGCAAATTTTTTATTAGAGATATTAGAATAAAAACAGAAGAAGAATACTTTCTTATGCTCCTAAAGCCCGCAATGGAAATATTGAGAAAATACGACTTCAAGCTACCGATAATAAGCAATTACCAATATAATTTAAGGTTGAAAGTCGTTCAGGAAATTGCAAGAATAAAGCAAAGCCTTCATTCCCACATGGCAAGACACAGTTTTGCGGTAATGGCTCTGAATATGGGCGTATCAATCGAAAACCTTGCCAAAATGATGGGACATACAGATATAAAGACAACCCAGATATACGCGAAGGTGTTGAATAAGTCCGTGCAGGAAGAATTTGAAAAGATGGACAGCAAGTTATAATCCAAACAACCCAGTGGGTTAAATTCAACCCAAAACAAGCGCAACAACCCACTGGGTTATAAAATCATTCTCGCCCTTCAATAAATTCTTTTAATCTGTACAGCCTGTCAATTGACGGGTTATAAAACGGGTCGGGGAAATGCTGGTTTATATCGTGTATATTCGCCTGTACGTATTTCTTGACATCCAATATATTCTCCGACTCGCTCAACTCTATTTGAGCAGGTAATTGAGCCGTTAAAGCCCAATGAACAATAGCCTTTACATTATCTTCGTCGTATGCGTATTTACTTTCTTGTGCCATTCTATCTTATATCCTCTGAGTAAACCTCTTCTCCGGTTTCATTACACACGATTGAGACGATTCCTCCCTTATAATTCCCGAAATATGATTCATTGGTACCATTATAGGCTTCTATATAATTTTTGCAGTACTCGAATGATTCGTTAAAACCCTTGTTATTAGAATCATTGGAGTCATTGAAATATACATCGTAAGTTTTCATAACCTTGTTTTTAATTGTTTGCAAAAATACCGTTTATCCTTCTTTAATTCATCTTATACAGCATGTTTTAAAGCATATTATTTAAACCCGTTGAAATATCCCATTATTTTATCTGATAATTCACGCAGCCCGCAGCATATATACGTTTCAGTCATCGTTACACTGGAATGCCCTAACATCCGGCTGATAGAATACAAGTCCGCACCTCTTAAATATAAGTTGGTTGCGCAAGACTTCCGGGCGGAATGCGAGGAAATAAATTCCCACTTTTCACCGGTTATATATTCGCCCGCCTGGTACAGCTTTATACGCTTGCTTATCCCACATCGCCGGCATATGCTTCTTATCGTGTCATTAAAGGTCACATCCGAAACCTTTCGTTCATTGATGCCGTATTCCCGGTTTTCTTTCAATATCCGGAGCACAGCAGGAGCCGCCGGTATCTCCGCTTTAATCTTGGTTTTCCGTGAAACATATATCAGCCTTCCGTCTACTATGTTGTCCTCTGTAAATTCTATATAATCCGAATGTCTGGCGCCTGTAAGGCAACCGAGCAAAAAGCAATTTTTTACAGCGCGCTCCGTTTCATTAATAGGATTATACGCCAATAACGTTTTTATCTCGTCATCCGTTAGCCACGTACTTTGCGTAGCGTCCTTTTTTAAGGTCAATATAGCCTCAAAACCTTTTGGAAAAGAATACATATCGCTGTACAGGTTAAGAATTGATTTAAGCATAGCGCAATAGGTTTTAGCGCTATTGGTGGCCACCCTTTCATTAAGAGCCTGAACAAAGTTGTACAACCTCGGTTTTGTTATGCTGTCGAATGTACATTCCACTTCGTTAACCTCTTCATACACCCGCAACACCTTTCCGTATTGCGGGTATTTCTTCAAAAACACTTCCTTTAAAGTCTCCATATTATTCACCTGATTTATTATCTTTTGTTTTTCCTATCGCCATGGCAATTCCTATTAAAACAGATGTAATAACCAGCGCCGGGCTGATGTTCCATAATATTACTACCAGAACAATTGCCCAAAGAATAAAACCTAAATACATATTATTTTCTCCTTTAAATTATTCGTTTATTAAATCCGCCAACTATTTATACCTCCTACCTTAATTCTGCTTTAATCTTTAACAGCAACCAGCTTTCCGCCTTCCGTCATAACAAACCGTATTACTGATTCTCTTCCCAACAAATAAGAGTCCCCAAAGAGCGTATATCCTGCAAAACTATCGTATTTTAGAGAACCTTTACCGACGGTTTTAGATTGTCCGTCATGATACACTATATCACCTTGCTTTATTTGTGATATATGAACCTTTTCAGCGGCAAATAAATGCTTTTCCTTATTAATATGCAACGCCAACACTCCCATATCCTTAAAATTTATCTGATTCATCGTTTATAAATTCCTTGATTCTCTCTATATCGGTGCCGCTGACAAACAACACGGCACCGAATAACAATAACATAATACCTAACATACATTTATACGAACTGGTCTAACTCTTTTTCAAGCTCCGCCCGGTCGATTCCCGGGAACAGTTCTAAAACCAGATTCAAGGCCCCGCAATAGTCGCACCCGTATTCCTCTGTATCCATCAACCGCAACACCATTATACACGGAATACTTTTGACACTATCAAATTCCGGATTATATATTTTTGTATTAAGCAATTCGCGTTCATTTATAACAATATCGTTAGCCTTCATATTATATCCTCCTATATAATTATATAATACTTCTTAACCGTCCGTTTTCGCCTATATGCGTGTTAAGCATCTCCGCCTCTTTTGCGGCTTCTTCTTTAGTCGGATAGCATTCTATTATACAGTTGTCCAAACTATCTAATACGCCATAATATCCAGGTGTTAACGGCTTATCCTTTACGGTGTAACGCTTTCCTTTTACTTTCTTCTCGTAAAATTCCACACCCTCCGCAAGCGGGGTGTAATGTGATGAGGCGCTAAGCGTGCCCGATTCTATCTTGTCGTTAAACTCAATTATACCGGGTAAATCTTTTTTTAAGCTGCTTTTCACGCTCACACCGTCATAGGTTACGCGAAACTTACGTTCTCCATCCGTATATACATTGAAAACATCGCCCGGCTGTATATCTGCACGTACTTTCGCGCTGGTTATGATTCCCGCGCCTTCAATATCGTAATAGCGCACGCCGTTAAAGTTGTCCGTCTCAATTAAATGGATATTTTCAAATGGTCCCGTTTCCTCCGCAAGTTCCGGGATATATATTTCTTCAGGAAGCGCCGGCAATTCTGTAGGCGTTATCAACTCTTTCACCTTGTCCGCTTGCTTCTTGCTGAATATCCAGCCGGCACGCTTTTCTCCGTTATAATTTAAAGAAGGGTTAAAGCGTCCGCCTAGTTCCTTTAACTGGTCTTTGATAGCCTTCGTCTCGCCAAACACAGCGACCGCCTTTTCTGAATAGTCCACGATTTCCAGACCTTCAACCGTCACGGCTTCCACTTCTTTGACTTCCTCAGCCTTTTCAGCCTTAACGCTGCTTTTCTTTGCTTTCGGTTCTACAACCTTATATTCATCACTCACTTTTATCTTTAAATAAAAATTAGTGTCGTAATAATCCTGCATACAGTCGCTATCATCGTAACGGAAAGAACTTGCGTAAGTCGTAACAGCATCCAACACTTTGAACATTTCCGGCGTTAACTCATCTTCCCATCCCTTTACGGTGTTCATCGTGGACATATAGCCACGTTCTGCACTTCTTGAACCTTCAACGAAAGGAATGCAAGTGCCTTCTTTCAGCTCAACATACATTGAACCCGTGTACATACTCCATTCAGAACGTACAGAGAATTTAAAGTCCGGGAAATTCTTCTTTGCAAAAGCCCTGACCTTTGCGGCGATTTTCTTTGTACTTAAATTACTGTCATAGTTCGAACCAGCCCAACCGTTTGCGGTGTAGAAATTCATTGCTTTCATAATGTTATAGTTTAAATTGTTAATGATTCAACATTATAGCGCGTACACGTAAACCAATACAACACGATACCAGAAGCCTAACACAATAAGACTAAAACGTATTTGTATCAAGTATGTAAATAAATGGAAGAATATTTGCAGGTGAGAAATTAAAGAAGTACTTTTGCCTCCGCTTTGGGGGGGGGTACTTCTTTAAGTATTCCCAACCTACGAGGGTCTTAACATTGCCGTGTTAAGGCTCTCTTTTTTATTCCAACACTTAATAACACGCCTGTAAGAACAAGAACCTTATATCTATCTCTTTCTTACATTACAAAGATACGAATTATTTAGTAAACAGCAAAGAATATTGCAAAATATTTTCATAAAATAATCATATTATAAAACATACAACAAATACAACATAATACACTATATATCAAACACTTACAACATAAAACACAGTCATAAGAATATGTAAATATATAATACCATAGCAAGCATAACAAACACTTTAAAAATAATAGAAACAATCTATATTAACAATAAAACATATAGATAATATAAATATATGCAGGTTCTTGACGGAGTGTCTGACGTAATAGATTTAATCTATATTACAAGATGTATATATAGACAACGTGAATAAGCATAGGACGCTAACGAAGTACAACGATTAATAGATATTATCTATAATACATACATGTGATATTGATTTTATTTATTTACCGGATTGGGTGTCTTTGGCTGCGCCGTGATAGCCTTTACTTTATGTCCAGGACTGACGAGCAACAACAATGTAAACAAACACAAACTTTATATTATATGTATAATGTAAACCACAAACCGCTATTATACAACAAAATACATTGCAAACACCCTGCAAAGAACCACCCCCCCCTTTATTTTTTTGTAAGGAAATCGGCGTAGTCACCTCGCCTAAAAATTTTTTATTTTCTCCATTTTCTACCAATTTGTAATGATATTTTACAACAAGTCAACCATTGTATTTTTACATTTTTGCACTATATGGATGATTATTGGGTAATTTTCTATGTTTTAACGCATATTAATTAGAAAATTTACTTGTTTTATAATCAGATAGTTGTATATTTGCATAATGAAGATAAAGAACATAGATATATGTATTTAGCCTTTACAGATAAAAGAAAAAAGGTTATTTTCATAAAATGCGCCTATAGGAGCATGCGTTATGTTCTTTTAAACACAAAATGAGCGACTTACAATGAATAGAAGGGAATTAAAGGATTATGTGCTCGGTCTGCTGTCGCAACATTGCGACGAATATGCCTCTACATTCAGGGATATATCTTTGGTTACAAGCAATCCGGAACGTACAGACAGATACGGCAGGCGTCTTGAAGGATTGTTCCGGGAGGGGTATGGTGTTGTAACGAAAGACATTGCCGATTACCGTGTTCCGCTGTATGTTTTTACAGGAAAGATATACGAGTACATGGACTACAATGTGCTCTATGATGCCGTAGACAGGTGGCTTGAGAAAATGGGTGTTGCCGCCCGTGACCGAACTAATAAGATTATGTATTCTTACATGAACCGGATAATCAATGTCATTAGAGACCATGAGCTGCAACCCGACCTTAGCATTATGTGCTTTACTAATTGCGTGGTTGACATGAATACTTTAAAGACTTACCCGCACTCTCCGAAGTTTGACTGCGTAAAGATGTATCCGTTTAAGTATGACCGCAAGGAGATTTTTAATTGTCCTACCTGGAGAAGCTTTCTTGGAGAAAGCTGGATACCTACGGAAGAGCTGGATGGCGTATTGCCGGAAAAGCACAAGCGCAGGATATTGCAGATGTTCCTCGGTGCTTGCCTTGTCAATAGGAAAAATATAAGCTTTGAATATTTCCTTATATTGCAAGGTACTGGTGCGAACGGTAAAAGTGTTATTTACCGGGTTCTAAAGGATATGTTTGGAGAGGATGAAATACTAAATATAAAGATGAGCCAGTTTGCAAGAGGTGGGGATGAGCAGTTACGCGCCGCCTACTCTATGTCAAGGAAAAGGCTTATGTACTGTACGGAAAGCAACCGGGGTGATTTCAAGGACATGAGCATTATAAAAGCTATATCCAGCGGAGAGCCGATTGCCTGCCGAGGAATAGGCGGGAATATCACGATGATGCAGAGACCTCCTATTATGCTGTGCAACTCCAACTACCGCTGGCAGCCGAAAGATTTTCTGAACCGTGACGACCCTGACGACGAGAGTATGCAGCGCCGCGCCCTGGTGCTGAACTTTGACAAGACAATACCGGTGGAAAAGAGAGACACCATGCTCGCAGAAAGAATGAAAGCGGAACATGCCGGTATAATGGCTTGGATTGTGAAAGGGCTGTGCGAACTTAAAAAGAACAATTGGCGGATGCCTGAGAACTTGGGCGGGAAGATTGATTTGAAACTGGAACGGATACGGTCGAGCGCTACAGGAAAGGATGGGAAACTCGTGGACGGGAGTATTTCGGAATATTTCAAATACAAAGAGTGCCAACCGGAAGAATTTGAAGGGAGCGGTTCCATAGAGCTGACATCCTCGGATATATACAAGAACTATGAACGGTTCTGTAAAAAGAACGGTGTCATCCCGGTTTCGCAAAGGAAGTTGGGCATTGACATGCTTTCACTCGGATACGTACGGGAAAAACGTGCAGATAAGGGATACAGCAATGTCTATACGCTGTGGTGTGGCAACGAGGATATTGTAAATAACTTCATGAGGCACGTTCCCAATATTGCGGAAGAGGCGAAGACCAATCTGTTTGAAGGTTGGGAGTACTCGGACGATGATTTTTTGAATGAAGATTGACAGATTTACTTAATTAAATATCAAAACTATGGATTTCGGAAAGACACAAATCGGGAACATGACTTTTGTCAAGTACAAGAAAGGCGGTTTGCCTTTTATTAAGGTATCAACCGTAAGCGGGGACTTCTCTGTTGAATATGGGGCAGGAAGTGTGATGTTTATGATGCTGAATAATACTCCATTGGAAGACAAGGTAGATAACCTGCCAATGCTTATAGTGCGTAATGCCCAATATGTTGCCAATTGCATTGATGTGGAGTTACAGGTGGATGTATTAAAGGCAATAGGGAGTGCCCTTGACCGTGCGGATGCTAAACCTATATCTGACGAAGAAGACGCTAAGATTATTGAGGAGGAAAGGCAGATGTATGAGATGAAAAAGGAAATGGAGGATAATCATGAATGAGCCAATACTAATAACTCTTAAAAATGGGGGAAAATTGAAAGCGATAGAGGATGCGTTATGTGACAAGAACGGATACAATGTTAGATATTTAGGAGAAAACGGAAAATATTACTATCCCTCCGATATAGCTTCAGTACTACCGTTAGATAAAGGTAAGCAGATAAATGAAAGAGACTTTTGCTATCAGATAAGAAAAGACAAAGAGGAGCTGGAAAGGAAAATAGAATCAATGCTTTTGTCCTTCTCATATCAGTATGGCGGAATTCATATAGATTCTTCCATCAAGGAGTATGAAACAGTCGATGCGGAGACAGGTAAAAAATCCCCGATGTTTGCAGTTTCTTTGGGAATAAGAATTTAGCTATGGGAAATGAGTTCGGGAAGAACATATTTTATCGCAAAATGCGGCAGTAAATACTTACACGAATTGGTATAACAGAAATACACTTCTTAAGCCGGGTATCACTTCCCGGCTTTCTTTTTAGCGGCAAGATACAAGGAGCAATTATTGCATGAAAGTGGCAGATAGAAATGCACTGTGGTGTCCTCTTCCTTTATTTCGTCCTTTTTGATTTGCGTAATGTCTGCTATCATTTTGGTGAGGTCTATCCATTCCTTGCATCCCTCTTTCCCGTCATATTTCTTGCGGGCAGCGATAAGTTTACGAAGCTGGTTTTCTTTTGATAGCTCGGAAGCAATATCTTCCTCACTAATACCATCTACCAATATATCATCCTCTTTCTCGCTCTCTTTTTGCCTGCGTTTAATCTTTCTGCTTGCAGAGGTCAAATAGTCCATGAAGTCTTTATCGTCGGACAAAAGGATATTCATGTTCTTCTTGTTTATCTCCAGGTTATATACCGGATTGTAAAGACCGGAAATAAGATAGGCGTCCTTGTCTTTCCATCCTAACGCTAAAAGGTCGGCAAAAGCCTTCTCTTTTATACTGATTCCCGCTTTTCTGCATTCAGAACCCAATCCTTTACTGAATGTTATTTTTTCTTCCTTCCCTCTCAACATATTATATGATTTTTAATTATACAAACACAAAATAGCAGCAGCATCTTATATGCCACTGATTCTGATAGTCGGATATGGGATGATAGCCAACCATGCTGTCGCAATAAGAGCATGGGTAACTGCTCCCACGGTACGAATAAAAGCCCGTATATCCTTTATCCTTATGTTCAAGCCCCCAAAACAACATCCATGCAGAACCTACGGCGAAGCGGGTAAGGGTATTTAACGAGTTGTAAGCGGAATTAGACTTCCCTACCCCATAACTCACACCATCTGTTTTAATACGTGTGGCAGCAGCCCCGCCATTATAAACCGCCCGCTTAAAATAAGGATTGGTATAAGGTGAATTAAGATAAGACTTTACACTACCCTTTATTTTATCTTTCCCGATTCCGGCTATCAGACCGGCTGCAATGGCAGCTTCCACTTCATACAGAAATCGGTTGCAATAAATGCTGATACGCTCTGATAATGTCTTCCCGTGGTCTTCCCTGTTTATAAAATCTACAATTGCATCTCTTTCCTCCTTTCTGTCATATACAGAAAGAGTTTCCGTGTAATCGTAAATTAACTCACGCAACTTACGGAGTACTTCGCTTACGTCCCGCTTTAAGTTCTCATTTGCAGAGAACCGGAACATTGCAGGCTGAATATCATACTTGAATGATATATCTATAATCTCTTTTGCCGCTTGTACAAGAAGCTCCTCCAAATGACTTTGCATAGATATTTCAGCCTGCAAACGTAATTTTATGAAATCCTTGGCATCCTGTATCTGTTTTTTTGTAGGTTGCTTCATAGCTTGTCGTCTCCTGCCGGATTATGTTCAACTTCATTATCTGTGGCGGATACCTGCTGGGATTTCAATTTATAAAGAATATCAGCCTGCTGTTCTTCTTTCTTTTCTTTCATAATCCTATCCCAGTCACGAGGATTGCTATACATCTGAATTTGCTCATTTGCAGTCTGTCGGGACAAGAACCCGTTTTGAACAGCAACTGCAAGATTTTGTAGAAGTTCAGATTCATTCAGATGTATATACGGCTTTATCCAAGCATATACATTCAAATTTTGCAAGTCGATAAGATTTTCGGTTTCCACCCCATAGCCATAAGTGAATATCTTTACCATATCGTCAATGAGATGGTTATATTCTTGGGCATCCTTCATGGCATTTTCAAAAGCAGGAGAATAAAGCAGCTTTATGGCTACACCTGGAAGGTCTCCGCTTCTTACTTCCGGTGGAATTACCGCAAAAGACTGCTCATAGATTAACTTGTATAAAGTATCAAGCTGCTTGGTAAAGGCAGTGGAAACATCTTGCTTGTTAAGATAACCGGCTTCATCATCCGGTCCCATTGATATACACTTTATAGTGCCATCAATCCCTCCCTCTATATTAATACTATCTCCCTCTCCTTTGAAATACATAATCGGGAAGGCGTAAGCTGTATTGTTTTGTGACAATTGCGAAAAAGCAAGTTCATATTGCTCTATGCTGTCTTGTGAAGGAGACCAACAAGCGCCGGCTTCATTTCTGTGATAAGCCACAGGGATAAATGTAAAGCCATGTTCCTGAGAAGATATGAGTTCGTATCCGCTTAATCCAAACAAGTTCTTTATCACTTGCTTTATTTTGTTGTACGCCCCTTTCCCTTTTCTAAAGCGACGGAGATATTTCTCATCCCAAACTTCAAGCCAGTCTGTAACTGTATTTCCATTATTGTCAAAATCGGAATAGGAACGGGCAAACAATGTAAGCTCCCCTGTAACATTATCGAAATGGGGATATAACGTATCTCCTTTCTCAAAAGAAAGGACTTTCCAATAGAAAATTCCTTTTCGGAGATAACCTACAAATGCTGTGTCCCCCGTTATCTTTACGGATTTTGCCGCTTCATACCATGCTATCTCCATGTCCTTTACAGCCCATCCGGTTCGAAACTTAAAAAATGTATCCTTTACTTTTTCATTTTCGGTATCCCCTTCCAACTCAAATTGAATGTCGTTTCCACAAAGATGAACCAGGTGTTTGATTGTTATAATCCTCTGAAACGCAAAAGCACATCTGATAACGGACTCTCTAAACCACTCTTTTGTTTCAGGGTCTTGTCTTAATCTGTCCGGATATACCAATGGGTCATTTATAGCATGTCCGGACGGCTCAAATTCCCTCAAAAAATCCATTTGAGTTATTATCTGATATGTTGGATTGTCTAAAGGCTCATTAACGGACAAGCTGCCAGATATAACCCCTACTGCTTGTTTGTATCCATTTGGCAATATTCTCCGAAACGGACGGCGTACCATAATCTGTCGTGTACTTATATTCTCCATAATCCTTTTGGTTTAGTGTGTTGTTTTCTTATATCAAAAATCTGTCTGTAAATCATAGCCTCTATAAAGTCGGGAGAATGGCCGACGTACTTTTTCATCACTTCCTTTTTAATTAAAGAGAAGCCTTTATCTGTGTCTGCATCCCGGATGGCTTTGCGTTCTTTCATCAGGATATTATAAAGTGTCATATCTGAATATCCGTTTCCTGAAAACTTACGCGACAACAAATCGGGGTTAATCGAAATTTCATCATTCTTAATCTTCTTAACGAGAATATCAGCGCATTGTGATTTCAGGGAAGAATAGATATATTTTATAGATTGTTCGTCAGCTTTTGTCGTTGGGATAGGAGCTGCCATATTGTTGAACTTGACAGCATCTGGGAATTTGCCCTTAAAATCCTGTCCAGGCCCATTCAAGTCAAAAACAAAGTCCTTCTCCAGGACTCCCCATTCACGCAACTTATATGCAACGCACTCTTCCGTCCGCTTGGAATTATCCCGGCTTACATATACGTCCTCGATATGGTTCCCAATCCAAAACCATAGAACAAGATTGTCTCCGCCTTCATACGCAATATCACATGATACCCTTCGCTTACCGTCCCCATATTGAGAAGGATTTTTAAAGAAGCGTTCCATGTGCTCTATCTTAAGAATGTCGTCGCCGGAGGCTTTGAAGTTCCAGTTACCTTCGAGGTCGCGGGCACGCTGTTCTTCTCCCTGTTGGGCAAGGTTGGCGACATAATTAGGGTCGGACGTAATCAGAGCAACGTTTTCTTCCAGCTTCCCTTTGATGAACGTGGCGGATTTGACAAACATGGTCAGCTTGTTGAATCCGTATTTCTCATACTCATCTTTCCATAAAGAATCAATTAATGACTTGCATTGCCTGTAAACCTCCTCTGGCGTATCTCCCCAATATACATTGTTTATTTCATCCCCATCCATGAAGCAATAACGTATTATTCCATCCCTTTCCTCTATCGGGAGTCCATTTTCTCCAATCCACCAGTCTATGTACTTACGTACCCATGAATCTGGGTCGGGATTACATGTACCGTAAAAACGATTTCGTATTCCGTAAGCATTCCGATTATCAGTGATAAGGTATTTGAATTTTTCGTAGGATATGTGAGTTATCTCATCTATACCTATATAATTGTATTCCTTTCCCTGAAACCGGATTTGAAAATCTTTAAACGAATCGGCGAAATACGAGAACTTCAATTTTCCTCCACAATCAAAATTCCAGGTCATGTCATTTTGGGATTTGTTGTATTTCCCGAATTGGGAAAACAGCTTATATGATTTCTCAATTACGCCCGACAGGTCTTCTTTCTCATTTCGCAGAATAATGGAGTTGTTGTTCTTGTTCTGTATATCTTTCAGCACCTCCATAAGCAATGCCCACGATTTTCCTCCGCCACGGTTCCCGCCAAAAATGGTAATGTCCGCATTGGTTGCCAAGAACTTTTCCTGGCAACCCCTCTGCGCGATTATATTAAGTGAAGTTTCCTGTTCGCGCAATTTTTCCACTTGTGCGTAAGTAAGCACACTATTCCCACCCTTCGTATATACAATCTTGTCGTGTTCCATAAAAAAAATAAGCCGGCGTATGCAGTATAAATCCGCACACTCCGGCTTGAATCACAGCTCTATGAGTTATATATAATGCAAATATACGATTTATTATAAATTTTCTAATATTTCTCATATAAAAATACACATAAAGCATTGTATTTTAGAAAATATACTATATATTTGCAATACTAAATCATGTGATATGATAAAGATAGACGCTAAGCTGGATGAAAAACAGACCAGCGAAAAAGGAAATTTTGTAACATGTCCGGTGTGCGGGCAAAAGTTGACCGATGTGAAAATAATACACGGTAGCGTATTGTTTAGGACTGTATGCCGAAGATGTCGTAATTTTATCAGCGTCAGAATAGAAGAATAGCAATTTTACATATGCAAGCCTAAGAGCTTATTAGTGCACAAAGCACTGATAGGCTCTTTTTTTTTATAACACAAACTAAATAAACACGATGGAGAAAGAACAAATCTTATCCGAACTGACGACCAGATTAGGACAAACCAGTCTTTCGTCACAGACATTAATGAAGTACATAGAATTGAATCCGGTAGCAGAAGGGGTGGAGCCTGATGACGCTTATTATAGCAAGGCGACATCTTTTCTTCAAGGAATGCAAGGGCAGTACAACCATGATGTCGCAACCCAAGTTGAGAGTTTTAAGAAAAACTACAAACCTCAACAGAGTTCTCCTGACTCAAGAGAAGGAGCAGGAGATAACGTCCTTGCCGACAAGCTAAAGGAAATGGAAAATGAGATTTTGCTTTTGAAGGAAGAGAGAGAGGCGGAGAAAAACGCCGCGTCAATCCATGACTTAAAAATCCAGTCTATGGACTTGTTGAAATCTCAAATTGAAAACGGGGGCAAAAATATCTGTAACGATGAAATCCTGAATATCGCCATATCTGACGTGAAAATTACCAAAGATATGGAAGTGGAAGAAATTGTCAGTTGCGCCAAACGCAATTATGAAAAAAGATACAAGGCAATTTTCGGGAATGGCGCTTCCCCAAGTATCAACCAATATGCAGAAACCGGAGAAGAACAGGCAAAAAGCCGCCGTGAAGCATTCAAAGACCGGCTAAGAGCGCAAGGAAAACTTCCTCGAAAACAATAAACACATTAAAACAGACAAAGAATGAGACAATTAGGAACTTTCAACACTATCAGTCAATCCCAGTCGGGATTTGGCGGAAATTTTCCTGTTTGGTCAAGAGTAAGAGAATTATATCAGGGTGGTGGTATGATTGATGTCGCCGGAATGGGATTAAAGCCTGGTGATATTATACATGCCGGCACAATGGTAAAATTCAATGGAGCAGGCAAACAGGTAGAGGTAATTACAGCAGATGGAGTGACTGGTGTAAAGGCAGTAGTGACGCTTACTATCACTAAAAAGGCATCCGGAAACGGGGATTTGTCTATTGTGTTAGGCGAAAAAAGCTATTCGGTTGCCGTAACAAGCGCATCAGAAAGTACCCCAGAACTGGTAGCTACCAAAATCGAAGGAGCAAAATCTTCTTTTGCAGAATGGGATGTAAAACGTAGTGGGGCTACTGTGACTTTCACACAAAAAACCGCTGCGCAACTTTACGCATACATGTTTATTCCAGGAAATACCGGAGTAACGGGAGATATTGAGGAAACCGTCAAAGGAGCTCCCGCCGGCGGAAAGCTAACCGATGTCAACGGTCTTGTATTTGAAGACGTATGTATCCCCGAAGGCTGTATCCTTGCAACATGCGCTGTTGTGCGCGCAGGCAGAATTTACGCAGACAGGGTGTTCGGTGGCGGCATTCCCAAATCGGTAGAAGCACAGCTGCCTATGATTGAATTTGTGCGTGAATCTGACGAATAAAGAAAGGAGAATAATATGTACACAAGAAACAAAGAATTTTACGACATTGTAGGAAAAGGTCTTGCAGCATTGGGATATACAGGGAATAAACCGCTGGAAGCATGGATTAATGACATGTTTGCCGAAAAATACAATGCGGAACAAACGTTCTCCCAAATGGGGTTCCCGTTAAATCCTAATATTCCTCTGAATCCCACATATGAGCAGATAGAAGCAACAGTCCGTGCATACACGCTGGCTACCTATGTGGATATTGACAGTGATGGCGCAACCAAATCTACAGACGGAATGTCCCTGCAAATGGGTGGATTGCCAACCTTCAAGCATGAGATTGTACTGAGCCGCAAAATCCTAAGAGAAAAAATGATGCTGATGGATGCCATCGGCAGTACCACTCCGGAAATTGAGTCTACAATAATGGAGCTTCTGTTTAATGGAGTGGACAGCTTACTTGGTGGTAACTACAATACATTCCTATACCAACGAAATCAAGTTGTATCCAACAAAGGTAAGCTAATCATTGACGCAGCTAACAACCCGCTTGGCATTGCATTGACTATAGATTTCGGTGTGCCTAAAAAGAATATCAAGGATTCTATCTGGTATAAGAAGCCGGAAAGCGAAGCGGTGCAGAAAGAAACTTTGGGTACTACAATAGACCCGATAAAAGTCATGAGGCAGGTAAGACGCGATTCCCAAGAAAAGGATTTTGCCCCTGCTGGTCACTGGGAATGCTCCAAGACGACCTTTGAGGATTTGATTAACCTTCCGTATTTCCGCCAAATGTACACAGTTGCGACACGCCCGGATATTTCCGATAAAGGCATGCAGTTGGCATTTGCTAATCTTGTCCCCGATGAAACAATCAAAACTTTCATTGAAACGCGTATCGGTGCTGAAATCAGAATTGTCGATTCAATATCCGTAGTGGAGAAATATGACAAATCTTCCAAAGCTATACAATACAAGAATTTGCAAAGCTTTGAAGAGGGAGTATTGGCATATGTTCCAAATGAAGACCTGGGTGATGTACAATGTGGACGTCCTATTTTCATGGAAACACCGGGTGCCCGTACGGCATTGTATGACGGCGGCCGCACTCTGATACGTCAGGTATTCAATGATGAAACCATGACGCAGGTAATCAAATCAGAAGTGACCGGATTGGTTGTTCCTAATAAGGTTCGCTGGTTCTACTACTTGAACATTAAAGGTAAATAACCATGAAGGATTCTCAAAATACAAATACTGGCACTACCATAGAGGAATATCTCCGTGGTTGTGTCGGTTTTGAAGTTACGGACAGTGCTATTTCCACCATACTGATTGACAGGGGAATTGCACCGGGGACGGATGTCAGCACGTTGGAAAAACGCCAGAAAGACTTGTGCCGGGCAGACCTTTATATGTGGTGCGCAAGTACACCGAGCGTAACTGGAAGCGTAGAGGATGCCAATGGTGTATGGAAGCACAAGGAGGGTGGTACACAAAGCTCTGCCTATGACAAACGTAACCTTCGGCAAATGGCAAATGACATATACGCATTGTATGGAGAGAACGTCCGTAAATCATCTGTCAGAATTGTCAACTTGGGTATGAACATGAATAAAAGGTATCCGCTATGAAAGTAAATAATCCACGTTTTCCGCATACATGCAAAGTGTATCGTATTTCCGGAGAAACATCTTTTGACGAAGGAAACGAGACCGTATTGTATGTAGGGAAATGCAACAAGTACGGAAGCACAAGCCTTAGGACATTTACAAAAAGTAATGTCATAAAGAGTGATTATGCAATAGACATTCCTGGACTTGTGAAGGGTATCATTGCGGGAGACCTTGTGGATGTTACCGATTACGGAGAAAGTTTTGAATCATGTGTAGTAACGGATTGTTACCCTACGGAAATGGGAACAACGCTGTATTTCAATCTGGCTAAGAATTAGGGAAATGGGAGATAATGCTAAAGTCTTGGAAGAAGGCAAAAAAAAGATGAGAAATATCATTGATGAATATTTGCTGGATAGAATAACAGAAATCGGAATCAGACTTCTGCAAGACGGAGTAGTATCAGCCAAGTACCATAATGTAACCGGAAATACTCTAACTTCATTAGCTGTTGGAATTTATTATAGAGGTAAATTATCTCGTATAATTACCGCCGTTGTGACACAAGGATTAAAAAATCCTACCCGCCCCAAGCTTAGCAGAGGAGACGGTATTGGCGTGATAATGGTCCAAAGTTATGAAAGTGGTAAGTTTATTCCCATAAAAAAATACAACTTGATTGGCACCAACGGGGAGTACGGTTTAACCACTTCTGTAAATTTCCTCAAAGCATATAAAACTCCAAATGATGGCATAGGATTAGTGATGTGTACAGGTACGGAATATTCTAACTACTTGGAGTCAAAGAAGGGGTTAAATGTACTGTCAGATACATTTGATTACGCGGAAAGCATTGCTAAAATGACCTTTAAACCAATGAAATGATATGGGGTACGAACAGGATTTTAAATACAAAGACGCGCTTAAATCATTGTTTGACGCAGCAAAGACGGTAAGTGAGAATGTGTTCACAAATGACCGTCCCGCTGCTGTGCCTAAGCAAATGGATAATTTCATTGTGGTGTCATTGCCCGGCTTGTTGTCTTCCATGACCTATGGCAGCGGATTTGGAAATATCCGTACCTATTGCACCATTGAAGTGTATGTCAGACAGAAAAAGGGAAGTGCGGAAGACTTGGAACAAATGGACACTATTGTAGGAGATATTCTTTCCCTATTCCCTATCAGCGACAATTTCATAAGTGCCTCAAACCCCAAATTGACCTTGAAAGGAAATGACGGATTAGGGTTCAGCGCAACATTGATAAGGACTGACCTTGTGATAAAATAAACATAAAATAAAACGATTAAAACTATTTATTATGGCAATGAAAACAAAGCAGGAATTGAAAGATGTATTTAGCGGTCTTTCATCCATTATGTTGGTAAAGGGTGGCATTGCAAATTTTGCCACGGTAACTCCGGATTTTGATTTGCCCGTTACCGTAGATACCCTTTCCTTGTCCCAAGCAGAACCGACATTAAACCGTACAAAGGTGCACGGTCTGCAAGCGGATTGGGCTGTCACCAGTACAGCAGGAGATATTACTTTCGCTGCTACCGTTCCAAGTGTAAGCAAGGAATTGGTAGAATATTTTCTTGGGAAAACCACTGAAATTGCGCAAGCGACTATCAACAACCAGCAATTCAAGGGATTCTCTGCTGTGCTAAACAGCAAGAAACTGAACGTAGGATTTGCGCTTATAAGTGACGACGGAGAAAAATGTCTGCTTGTAAAAAGAATGGCCGTTTACGCACGCCCCTTGTTTGAGAATGCGTCCACTACCCCATTCGCTTTTGCGCTTAGCGGAACTATTGAACTTGAAGATGGTGCTTCGTCCGGCTCCTCTTCCGAAGATAATATCGCTTTCTTGACAAAAAAAGCCGACTGACCGTAGCTCCAGCTTCCCTGTCTTTTACCAGCGCGGCAGATAATACAGGGAAAACCATTACCGCAACAACCAAGGAAAGCTCTGTCTCTGCTTCATCAACGGAAACATGGTGCAAAACCTCGGTTAGCGGGAAAGTGGTGACGGTCAAAGTCGACGAGAATAGCGGAGCAAAAAGGACTGCTACGGTCAGCGTATTCACCGCCAATGAGTTCAGTGCGGTGGAAGTTACCCAGGACGGTTCTTTGATTTAAAAATATGGCGGTGTGCGTTATTGCCGCCGCCTTCTCCTTTTTCACACATTACAATAACACAGCATGAACGATAAAACAATAAATCAACCTACCACAGCAGAGCAGAAAACGCTTGACGACGTGCTGGAGAACAGCATAGATTATATTACGATAAGAGGAAAAAAGTTCGGTATAAAATGGCTGCACCGTGGAACAATACGAAAATTAACCCATGTCTTACATTCCTGCAAAAGTGAGGATGAAGTTACTGCCAAATGTGCCTCTCTCATTATTCTGAATAATTGGTGGAAGATAAGACTTTTCCATTGGATATACTGGCGTATGCTATGGAAAAAATACACAGACACAGAGTTAACCGATATTGTTGTTATCGGTAAAAAAAAAGTGGAATTGCAGAAACTGGAATACTTGAATGCTACCATGTTCTTGACCGGAATGAGAGACACGATAATGACGATGACGAGAAAGGAAGCAGAACGTATCCTTCAAGAACTTCGGCAGGAGCAGCATTTGCAAACGGAGAAAAACACCCAGAGCTGACACGACCGTTAATTCTTCTTTGGGGAATGATTAATATCCCTAATTGGTATATGGACTGGGTATTGACATGCGCCCAATATGAACTTTTTATGTGCGATGCTCCGATTGTAGTGTATGACAAAGCAGACACAGAACAAAAAACGCACACAGCGAAAGAAATGGAAGATTTAAAAAGGAAGTGGGAAGAAAAGAGAAAAGAGCGGGAAATGAAAGGGCAAAGACTTTCCCTCAATGATTTTATAGTAAACGGTATTAACGCTATCCCCCAAGATACAAAACAAGAATAAATATGGCAGACCTCGGAAATTTGAATTTTGGCGTTCACTTGAAAGATTATACAGAACAAGAGTACGAAGCTATCAAGAAAAAACTTGTGAATATGCACGTCACGACCAGTGCAAAGGTTGGATTAAAAGTAGATATAAAGGAGATTGAAGACAAGGTAGAAGCCTTGCTGAAAAACAAGACCTACAAGGTAAAGCTGGATGTAGATAGCGAAAGTATTAAAAAACTCAAGGAAGCTTTTAAAGGACATGGCGTTGATGCAAGCGAACTAAGAGCCATGAGGGGAGTTTCGCAGATAATCCGTGCAGATGCTTACGTTAACTCACAAAAAGCCCTTGAACAGCTTAGGATTGCCCGAATGCAGGCTGCAAAGGCTTCCGATACGCACAATGCGGCAATGAAGAGGACAAACACTACAATGTCTTCTCAATCACGGATAGCCGGAGAACTGAAAAATCAAATCGCCAATGTGTATTCCATATACACTTTAGAGCGTTTTGTAAGGGGATTATATACCATTGGCGGAGAGTTTCAGAAACAACGCATTGCCCTTACCTCCATTCTTGGAGACAGTATGAAGGCGGAAACCATATTCAATCGCATTAAGGATTTGGCGGTTGTCTCTCCGTTTCAGTTCAAAGAACTGGCTTCATACACCAAACAATTGTCCGCATACAGCATTCCGTATGAAGAGCTTTACGATACGACCAAACGACTTGCCGACATTTCCGCAGGTGTGGGTGTCGATATGGGACGTATCATATTGGCGTACGGGCAGGTGCGCAGTGCAGCTTTTCTCCGTGGGCAGGAATTGAGGCAGTTTACCGAGGCTGGTATTCCGTTGGTGGACGAGTTGGCGAAACGGTTTACTAAGCTTACGGGAGTAGTGACATCTGCCGGAGATGTATTTGACAAAATCAGCCGGAAGGAAGTAAGCTTCGGGATGGTGAAGGATGTCCTCTGGGATTTGACCAACGAGGGAGGCAAGTTCTACAACATGCAGGAGGCTCTTGCGGAAAGCCTTGCAGGCAAGTGGAGCAACTTGCAGGACGCTTGGGATGTGATGATGGCTGACATTGCGGAAAGCAATAGCGGTGTACTTTCAGATAGTTTAGAGCTGCTTACTGAACTTATGAAGCACTGGAAAGCAATGGCGGCTATACTTGGAACGCTCGTGGGGGCTTATGGATTTTACAAAACTGCTGTAATAGCTGTAAATGCAGCTCATAAAGCTACAATTGCAATAAACACGCTTACCAATATAATCAATATGACTAGAGCGATGCAAGGACTAACTGCCGTAACAAAAGCTCAAGCAGTAGCGCAAGGTATATTAAATGCAGTTACAGCAGCTAATCCTTGGATGGTATTAATTACTGTCTTTGGTGGATTAGTGGGACTTTATTTAACCTTAAGAGAAAAGACTAAAAGTGCGGCAGATACAATACGAGAATTTAATGTTCAGGTTCAAGAGCAGAACGAAAAGATTTCGGAAGCAAAAAACAAGGCTAACAGCTATATATCCACAATGTTTGATACATCCAAAGCTGTGGATGCGAGACGAATGGCTTACGAAAAGCTTCAAGGGATATATCCTTCTATTTTTAAGAACATGTCTTATGAACAAGCTTTGCTAAAAGGGCAAATCGAGCTATTAAATATGTCTAATAGAGCAGCAAGAACTACTGCAAGAGAAACTGCAAGAATAAATTTAGAAAAAGCTTACCAAGGACTAATTGATGCAGAAAGAGGGGTTAAAGATGCAGAACTTTATTCGGTAGCAAGTGACGGGCATATCATGGACACTAAAATGCTGCGAGAAGCGAAAAATCAATTAGATATTGCCCGCTCCATCGTAAAAGAAGCGAAAGAAGATTTTACGACTATTCTGTCTGTCACTGACGATATAGATAAAAACATTAAATCAGCATGGTTTACTACAGCCAAAGAAATTGCTGGTGACATGAATAGTCTTATTCCCAAAGATGATGAAGCCTATGAAGAATATGCCAATCGTGTAAAGGAAGAAAGAGAAAATGCAGATAAAACGCTAAAAGGCTTTAAGAAAGGAAATCCTTATTCCGAAGAAACCGTTCGTAATGCCCAAAAGGTATTCGATGTCTCAAAAAAAATCATGGACACTCTTGGGGTATTAGGCAAATCATCCGGAGGCGAAAAAGACCCTATCGCCGAGCAATGGAAAGACCGTGCCGACCTCATAGACAAAGCCGTTTCCAGCTATGAGAAATGGAGAAAGATAGAAGGAGAAGAAGTCGCATCCCAAAGGGTGAAGGGCATTTCTGAATTTGCCCCTATCTTTGATAAGAACGGGGTCAATTTGGACTTAAAAGACCCAAGCAAGGCTTACAAATACATCCAAGGGCAGTTAGACCGGAGCAAAGAGAAGCAAGAAGATTTATACATTTCTCTTGGTGTCAAGATTGACAAGGCGGGAATTGACAGTGCGAAAAAAGAAGTTGATGATGCCTTAAAGGAGATAGAGAAGTACGTTTCCCAAACCGGAGAAAAGTGGGATTTATATAAGAAGCTATTCAATGCTTCCGGCAACAAATCTCTTTCCATGAACATCGCTTTCGGCGGAGAGGTCTCATTCAAAAGTGTAGTAGATGATTTGCGCAACCAACTTTCCAAAGCGCTTGAAAATACGGGAAGTAAATTCTCCGTTACAGATGTCCTTGCCATGAAAGAGGATGATATAAAGAAACAGTTTGGGGAAGGAGTAATTCTGAAACTATACCAATCAATCAACGAGGAAAGTAAGAAAATGCGTTCAGAAAGCCTTGAAAACCTTTTAGGCATGATTGAGGATTATAAAGATTATGCCCAAAGGATAAAGGATATTGAACGTAATCTTCAAAAGGACTTAGCTGATATTGAAAGCCAAAGAGGTCAATTAGGCGAAGAAGCGACCGACAAACTTATAGCACAAAGGAAAAAGAAAGCGAGCGAAGATGCTGCATCAACCAAATTTGAACAATTCAAGAGTTCGGAAGATTGGGCTAAAACCTTTGACGACCTTGACAGACTTTCTTCTGCAACTCTTAGCAGGCTAATCAAGAACCTGGAAGAGTTTAAAAATACGACCGGGCAAAGTCTAAAAGTCAACGAGTTTAAAGAGCTTGTCAATGTATTAAAAAAGCTACGTGACGAAAGTGAAAGCAGAAACCCTTTCAAGACATTATCAGACGGAATAAAAGAGTATGCGGAAGCCACTGAAAAACTGAAAAAGGCTCAAAAAGAACTTGGGTTTATCCAGGATGGAGGCAAAGTAACTACTGGTGTTTCTGAAACGAGCCATACGGAAACCAAGAAAACGGATGGCGGCTTATCTTATCAGGCTAAAGTCGTCGATAAATTAACTCCAAAATTAAAAACGTTGGCAGATGCGGAAAAAGAAGTAACAGATGCGCAGGATGAACAAAATGAGGCTTCCGATAAAGTTCAAGTAGGCTTTGGAGATATTGTCGACATGGCTAATCTTCTTATCGGCACTTTGGGAGATTTAGGGTCAGCATTTGATGCCTTAGGGAATGATAGTATGGGAGACACTCTAAGCGCTGTACAAGAAGTTGCGGGTGGATTATTGAATACAGCTCAAAGCGGAGCTACCCTTTTCGCTGGTATATCTTCCGGCAATCCGATGGCTATCATGCAAGGGGCTACAGGTGTAGTCAGCGGTATTACCGGAATAATAGGAAGCATAGCCAAAGCCCATGACAAGAAGCTGGATAAAGCAATCCAACGTTCGCAACTGGAAGTGAAAAAGCTTTCCAACGACTATAAGAACCTTCAATCTGTCATAGAACGGCAATTGGGTGCTGTTACCCAAAGTCAATCCAAAGAGATGATTGCAAATCTTCAAAAGCAACAAGAAGAGGTGCAAAAGCAAATGAAGGCGGAACAAGACAAGAAAGATTCGGATGCTTCTAAAATAGAGGACTACAAGCAGCAGTATATCGAGTTAGGCGAGCAAATCAAGTATTTCTATGAAGATTTGGCAAGCGAACAATTCGGTATAGACTTAAAGGGATGGTCAGACCAAATATCAGAAGCGTTAGTCAATGCGTTCGCCAACGGAGAAGATGCAGCAAAGGCTTTTGATGATACGGTGGCTGATATAATGCGCAATGTCATAAAGGAGATGATTTCTCTGAATGTCATAAAACCTGCCATGAATAACCTAAAGGATTATCTATTTGGAGATAAAGGCATATTTATGGACAGTTCCGCCGGGGGTACAAATCTGACGGAACAAGAGGCTACCGGACTAATGCAGCAACTTGGAAGCCTTCGAGGGACAATATCAGACTCAAAGAAAATATGGGATTATCTAAATGCTGCTGCAAAAAAAATGGGAATAAGCCTTGAAGAGACAAGCGCTTCAAACACTCTTTCCAAAGGGATACAAGAAAACATTACAGAAGAAACCGCCAATATTTTAGCTTCTTACATAAACGGTATTCGTGCAGATGTAAGTGTAA